CGAGGGTATTTCAAGCCATTGCTGAAGTCCTCGTCATGGTTCTTTGTCTCACCGTGAAGAACCACATGGTTTGCCGAGTCGGTTGGCTTTGTTCCACGCACATCTTCATCCGCCATCGTAGCCCAAATCTTTTTTAAGTCAGGAACGGCCTTTGCCACTGTTCGCATCATTGACGCTTGGCCAATCGAGATGGCTGTAAGTGTCTCGGTGCGAGCAATCCGCCGCGCCCTCTCTGCCGCCCTGTCCGTGAAGTAGCCCTGGATGCCCTCAATCACGTCGGGGATTGTTTGACCTTCTTTCAGGCCATTCAAGACAACTTGCATGACTTGCTTTGTGGTTGTCTCGTTGATGGAATCAAATGAAGCCTTGCCCCTGTCTCGAAGCAATTTGAGCCTATCCTCTTCGTCTATCAAAATCGCCGCAAGGATAGTCTCTCTCGATGGAGCATCGAAGACCGTTTGCGCCTGCATCCGGTATCCATCCTCAACCGTCGGCCCAAGCACCTTGATGTATTTTTCAAGATACTCCTTCTCGAGACGGGCAAGTTCCTCCTCGATCATCTGTTTGAGGCGCTCTTCATCTTCGCTCTTTGTCCTATAAACTTCATTTGCCGCATCAATCGAAACCTTTGCAGCCTCGGTGAAAAGGTCGAGTGACCAAAGGACCATCTCAGGCTCAGGCTTTTTAGAAGCCTCTTCCATGCCCTCTGTCAGCGCCTTTACGCTTGCTTCGTTGTCCTCAAGCTCATCAATCCTATCCATCCGTGAAACAAGGCGCTCGGCCCAATCACGTCCTTCATCGCCACCCCAAAGAAGATGGGCAATGTATCCGTTCGATGGAGGGTCTTTCTGCTCAAGGTTATCATGTTGATGACGGGCAAAGAACGAACGCATCCTGCGCACTGTATCAGGCGACAGGTTCTCTCTGTTCTTGAGCTGCACTGCGCGAGCCACACCCACCGATGTTCCACCACGGCCATATTCTTTTCTTAGTTCAAGACCACGCTCAGCGTTCTGAGCCATCGCCTGAGTCGGCGTGAAGTCGATCATATCGTACGCACCGCGCATCTGGGGTACTTCAGGTTCAAGAAGGCTTTTGGCTTCCGTGACAGCAGGGGAGATGTTTGGTGTCTCCGGCTGTGTCTGGAGAACTTCGGGGTTGACCTGGATAGCTTGAAGCACTGGTGGCTTCGAGCCAGGGATGGCATCGCCGCCCTTCACCGGAGGGAGCTGCCACAAAGCCGCCCTCACTTCGTTGAGCGTATGGACCTGAAGCATCTGGATAGACAATGCTGCCTTGGCATCGAGGTTCTCTTGAAGCGCCATAACGCCCGAATAATCGAAGCGCAGCTCTTCATTCGCACCTAAAAGTTTCATTTCTCGGAAATACTTGGACATCGAAGATGCAATGGCATCGCCTGTTGGACGAACCGCTGACTCCCAGAAATATCTGAGCGCCATCTTAGCCTCTTCCGAACCAAGCGAGCCTGCGGATTGCAAACCAACAACATGCTTTGGGATATGAAGCACGTTGAGGATCGTCTCTCGGTTGAGATTGATCAAATCAACAAGCTGTTGGTCTGCAATCTTGTTGTCAGCCGACGTAGCACTCACGCCTTTGGGGAGTAGCATGGTGCGCCGTTGGTTACGGCGACCTGTATAAGCCTGTTCCATCGACTTGAGCAAGCGTTGCGCACTCAGTTCATTCGCCTCACGGTCAAGCGAGAGGATGAACTGTGGGGTCGCACCCTTGAGATAGAAGGCATTGAGATAATCTTGGGAGTAGCGGTTGAACAGCAGTGACTTTCTGCCTGGTACAAATGGAGAAAGGCCATAAAACACCGACGCTGGGTTTGGCCGCTTGATGTGGCAGATATCTGCAATCTTGTAAGTGATGGGCTTCACAGCCTCAGAGAGTGTCTCATCAATCCCTGAAGTTACAAGATAGTTCTTTGGCAAACCATTCTCGAAGTAATACGACACACGCTCAAAGCCCACGGGGATCATCGTGCCTGACTTTGGAGCGTAGAAGAAAAATGCATTCCCGCCCAAAATGTAATCCGAGATAAGCGAGTAAAGAAACTGCGACTCATCTTGATATTCGTTCGGATTCTTGAGCATCTGGTTCAGCTTATGGCGCTCTGAAACAGGTTTCCACGCATCGGTGTTGTTCTCCGTGTCTTCACGGGCGAACACACGCAGCGGAACAGTGGAAAGCGGCTGTGCGTAAGCATCCACCGTAATATAAACCCAATCCTCTCCAAAGAAGAGGCTCTTGAGCGTCCGGGCGTCCATGAGAGCCTTGGTTTCTGATGACCATGAACCAAAGTCACTCTCATCCCAATCGGTCGGCTCAACGCTTTTCAGTGGGCTTATCTTCGCTTGCTTTCCTGACAATCGTGGCGCTTTCAACTTTTTCTTCACCATTGTTGACCTCGACGATACCTAATCTTTCTATCTTCATATCCCTTGGCGCGTCGAGGACAAGACGTGCTCCGCGTGTCGCCGAAACCAGCAACACATGGTTCCCTATCTTCACCGCCTCGCCTTTTTTCAATTCAACAACCAACGCCATTGTCGCATCCTATCACAAGAGCTGCATTGTCTGAACCGCGCCTATCTCACTTCTCAACTCATGCAGGTACGCAAGCGCCATGCTCATGGCATCCACTCGGTCATCATTCGGCGCTCGTGGGAAGTTACATACCTCCGCAAGCCAATCCTTCACCCATGTCGCCTGGTCCATCGGCGGGATATAAATATCCCCAGCCCTGATAAGAGGACTGACTCTCTCAAGCCGCTGTATCTTATCCCCTCTGGGATCATATAGCACCAGGCCAGCCACCTCCCCTTCAAGGTCGCTCTCTATCGCAGGGCCGTTGGCTTTGTTCTCAACCAACACCGCTGTCGCCTGCGGCCACCTTCCGCACATCTCCCGTATTGCATCACGACTTTCCGTATAACTCCACCGCCCTCGCATTTCGTCAAGAAGATAACGCTTTGAACCCCTCGCACCCCAAACCTGACCGACCACAAAGCTCGACCCTGCCGTCTGCGACCGTGAGAACCGCAAGTCCCAACTCTGGATGATCATGTCCATCTCAGGGGCAACATCAAACTCCCTGAACCAACGGGCCTTAAGTATCTCGCCACCCGCTGAGGCAGGGCGCTGCTGATACAAACTATCCCACCACCTATTGGGCAGAGCGCGTTTCATCTTGAGCAACGCCTCAACGTCAAACCTCTCTGGATGCAACGCCTCGCCCATCTTGCGAAACTCTTCATCCTCCTCCGCTATCGCGGGGAAGTTGAGCATCTCCCATGTGTCGCCCGATTTGTTCTCGCTCTCTGCTATCAGCCTTCCGGTGATATCATCCTTGTGCCAACGGGTGTTGACGATGATTATGCCGCCACCTGGGGTCAGGCGCGTTCTTGCCACCGAGTTGAACCAGTGCCACATATCGTCGCGTACCTTCGCGCTATCTGCCTCGGCCTGGTCTTTTATAAGGTCATCGCAAATAAGGATATGCGCACCGCTGCCCGTGAGAGAACCACCACGCCCCACCGCCTTATAGGTCGTCGGTATCGAGAAGTTCTTGCCAAAGAAAATCTTCCACTCCTTCACGGAGAAATGGCTTGGGTCAACTTTCGCCGATGGCCACAAGGTCTGGACGTATTGTTCGGCCATGAGAGAACGGGCGCGTCTTGAGAGACGCTCTGAAAGCGAACTCCCGTAGGTTGAAACAATGATCTCCCATGCCGGATTATTGAGCATACACCAAAGAGGAAATCTTACGCTCACCGTCTCGCTCTTGAGATGACGCGGCGGCATACACAGGATAAGTCGCGGACTTTTCTTGTTGCGCACGTCTTCCATGAACTGAGCAAGGCGCTTGCAAAGGTGCTGATACAACCACCCGTCCACAAAGTTCGGTACTGTTGAGGCCACGAACCTATGGAAATCGCGTTTTCTCAGCTCAAGCTGGATCGCTATGATTTGCTCTTTAGTTAGCTCCATGAAGGCAAGTCACCTCGCCTGCTGCAAGGCTTTTTGAAGCTCATCATCTGACATCTTGGTCACGTCTATCGTTGGCTTGTCGAGATGCGACGAATCTCTGACCTGAGTCGTCTTCTCTATCGCCGCACGCTTACTGATATCGACCGTCTTCACTTCGGCCCACTTCTCAGGATACTTCCTCTCAAGGAGCCAAGCTGCCGCTTTCCAGTTATCCCGCGCATGACCCATGATCTTATCAATGAGGTACATCGAGAACCTGATCTCCGCTTCATTGATCTGTCTAAAGAAGTCTGGGTTCTTCTCCGCGTACTTGCGGATATCTATCGGGTTGACTGAAACGTAGATACACGCCTGCTCGAAGGTCAGTCCCCGTGAAAGAGCATCGCCCATTTTCTCGGCTATTGTCGCCGCTGTCTTGTCCGTGACCTTATCAACGTAGCGGTGAACATCGCCCTCGCCCCGCTCAAAGAGTTTCCTGAGCTTTATCTCAACCGCTTCGGTGGGGAGCGCCCGTGAAGAGATGCTGTCTATGTGGGAGGCGAAGTCTGGATAAGAGTGCCTTAGCTCTTTGTACTTCTCTTCGTCGATATCGAGTGACTCAACAATGCTTCTTATCGTGTCGCCCTGGATATACCTATCGACTATCTTCTCCATGAGAAACTTGTCGTTTAGGGAGCTGTCCTTGCCCTTAAAAGTGCCGAATTGTCTGGCCATCCTTGAACATCCTGTTCTTGTGGTTTGAGGCTAGGATAGCGCGGATTGAAGGGTTTTGAAAGGGATCGGGAGAAGTGGAAAAATTGGTGGGAATTGCGGAGGGGGCTTTTCTCCCCCCACCCCAATGATTTCGGTGACTTAGCACCCCCCCAGTATCATTGGATTTTTTAGTCTAGTCTTTTCGGGTACTTGACAGTCTTGTGTGAGTGGTGCAGGCTACAAAAGCGAGAGTCAAGTCCAGAAAGTCCAGTGGTATCAAGGTGTTAGTAGATATAAGAAAATGTTCCAATCCAGCCGCTCACATATAAATTTTATTTATATCTCAACCGCTACCACACTCTCGATCACAAACACAAACAAACAAAAAAATAAACCCCCAAGAGTCAACCGACTGTCGGGGTGAAGATGGGAGATGCCTTGGGAGCGTTCAGAGCTTCGGAGATTTGAAAACCAAGAGGAACCGAACATCCTGACTCTCAGGACAATAGAAACGGCCAATGGCGCTCTGTCGCTTGAACTCAGCCATGGGAGCGAGACTAGCTAGGGCGAGAGTGAATGTGTCGAACACTCGGCGGATCACGATTGGTTTAGGTAGATCTTTGACCTGAACTATCCAACGACACTCGTCGAGTGTTTCAGATTGGAATGTGAATGTTCTGAGGGTCATATCATGCTCCCCTTCTCAGATACGCCGACCGTTTGTATTGCTTTGCCGCTTGGCGTTGAATTGATCGGAGCTGTGATCTTTGCTTGGTGTTGCACAATTTATAAAAATCGTTTGCTCTTGGTGAGCGTGTCTCAAAACCAAAATCATACACA